CATTCGGGGTATTTGGACAAGATGATTTTTGGGATGCAGTAGTTATAGCTTATAACGATTCAACTACAAATTCAACTTCAGTAAACAACTTAGCTGATTTGATTTTTGGTAAAGGGTTATACACATCTAATCCAGATTTACAAAAATCATTTGAAAGGTTAATTCCTCAAGAAGAAACAAAGAGAGTAGCATTTGATTTGAAATTATATGGAAATGCAGCTTATCAAGTTTATTGGAACGATGACCATACAAAGGTTGTAAAGTTTTATCATATTCCAGTACAAACTCTTCGTGCTGAGAAATTGTATGATAATACAAGAGTAGAGAATTTCTACTATTGTACCGATTGGAAAGACCAAAGAAAGATAAAAGATAAAATTAAAATTCCAGCATTTGGTACATCTAATGAAAAAAGAGAAATCTTATATATCAAAGATTATTCACCTAATTTATATTATTATTCTTTACCTGATTGGGTATCTGCTCTTCAGTTCGCAATTGCAGAAGGTGAATTATCAAATCTTCACATCAACTCTATAACGAATGGATTTTTACCAACGTTAATGATTAACTTCAATAACGGAGTACCAGCACCTGAAGAAAGACAAACGATTGAAGATTTATTATATGCTAAATTTACTGGTACTAATAATGGTGGTAGATTCATGGTATCATTTAACGATGATAAAGAAAATCAACCAACTATAACACCAATTCAAGTAGATAACCTACATGAGAAATTCCAATACATTGCAGAATATGCACAAGATAGAATTTTGGTAGGACATAAAATTACATCACCTTTATTGTTTGGTATTAGAACTGCAAACAATGGTTTCTCATCTCAATCAGAAGAAATGAAAACTGCATTCTCTATCTTACAAACAATGACAATCCAACCATTCCAAAATCTGATGTTAAACTTTATTAATACAGCTTTAAGTGAAGGTGGATATGATGATTTAGAATTATACTTTGAACAATTAACTCCATTGGTAATTCTTTCTACAACTGCAGAAGAAACTGGTAAAACAATTGAAGAAGTAGAAGATGATGTAAACGATTCAATGGCAACTCCTGAAGAAGTAGATGATTATATAGAAGAAGAAACTATCAATCGTGATGATGAAGAATTACAATTCATTAGAACTCACGGAACTTCATCAGGACATTTTAATAAAAGATTTAATTAATATACAACATGGCAACAGCATTATTCATAACAAGAAACGATATTATCAAAAATTCTCCACTACAAGGAGCAATTGATGCAGATGCATTATTACCTTTTATGGTAACTGCACAAGTAAAGTATTTAAAAAATCTTTTAGGTACGGTGTTATACGAGTATTTACAAGCACAAATTATTGCAGGTACTATTGGTAATTTAAATTCTTATTATCAAGACCTTTTAGATGACCACATTAAACCAACTTTAATTTGGTATGCTTGTGTGGAATATATTCCATTCTCATCTATTCAATTTAAATCCAATGGTTCAGTAAAACAACAATCTGAACAAGGAGTTGCTCCAAGTAAGACAGAAATTGATTATTTGAAACAACAAGCTCAAGAAAATGCTGATTATTATGCTTTAAGATTACAAAATTACTTAATTGCGTACTCTAATAACATTCCTCAGTATTTACAATCGGTAGGAAACCAAACACAAATTTATCCAGACCAAACAAACCAATATTTTGGTGGTATTCAACTATAATAAAATATGGCAGCAATAGTTCATAACGCGGGTGTAAATTATTCATTATATTATAATGTTTTAAATTATTTTAAAACAATTATGAATAATCATCCATCTATTCAAGTAGTAACACAAGGTCTTATTGAAGATTTTGATACAAAAGAATTTCCACAATATCCAGTGGGTAATGTTTCTATTCTTAATGCGAATATAATTGGAACTACAACTGAATATGATATTCAATTGATTATTGCAGATAAAATAAAGAATAAAAACAATGAATCAGAAGGTGTTTACAACAAACAAAACATTCCATTTTATGGTGTTGATGATGTTGTTGATATTCATGCCAATACATTTGGTATTATAAATGATTTAACTGCATATACGGCAAAATCAGTAGATGGGTTTGAAATAAATGATACAATTTTAAATGAACCCTTTGAAGATAGGTTTAATAACGGGTTAGCTGGATGGGTGAGTACATTCACTCTGACAGTTCACAACGATAGAAACCGTTGTCTTTTTTTTTTGATTAGCCCTGATGGTAGTGGATATAAGATACAAGATTGTTTAACATCTGATTACAAATATGCTGTAATTAGTGGTAGTGTATCCGTTGGTGATTATTTTTCATCAAAAATTGGAACAAGTACAAATTGTTTCTATGTTGATTCTCAAGTAACTGAGTGGGATGATTGGGATTATGTAAATCTAAAAGCATTAGATTTTTATGGAAGTTGTATAGAGTGTCAAACTGGTATTTTACCTACAACAACAAGTACCACAACTTTACAGCCAACAACTAGCACTACAACTATTGAACCAACCACGAGCACAACTACATTAGTTCCAACAACTAGCACAACAACTGTTGAGCCCACTACAAGCACAACAACTCTTGAACCAACAACCAGCACCACAACGGTTGAACCTACTACAAGCACCACAACGGTTGGTGCTTTTGATTATATTACCGTTGCTGGTAGAAGTCCATTAGCTAATGCAATAGTAACATATCAAACATATGATGAACCAGGTGTAAATAAAACAGTAAATATAGTTGGATATAGTTCATTTAGTTGGTGTGGTAGTTATATTAGTTCTACTGAAACCGTACAAATATTAACTGGTAGAAGTTGTCCGTTTAATGACCCTGCACCAAGTAGTGATTGTACAAGTGTAACATTTACAAATAATACAAGTGCAACAATATTGATTGCTAATTATTATCCATGTAATTCATCTACTTATACTACATTAACGGTGAATCCACTTAGTAATACAACTGTATGTGCATCTCATCTTGATTTACTTGTGTTTAACTCAAGTGCGAATAGATTATTAACCACCGGAAGTTCTTGTTAATTATGGCAACACTACAACAAGCTGTGAAGCAACCTAAAGAATTAAAACAAATAGCTGCACAAATCAAGAATGTGGCTCTATTCAAAGCACCCTATAAGACCGGTAATCTTAGAAGAAGATTAAATCAGGCGAATAGACCTGCTAATATGATTAAGGTAATAAATGGCCAAACTAAATCAACAATATCAGTATCTTTAGATATTGCACCAAGTGGAGCAAAATATGGTAAGTATTGGAATGACCCAAATGTAAGTTGGCAAGTAGAAAAAGGTGGTAATCCTGCTAATATAAACTATGGTGAAAAGGCATTAGAAGACCCATCGGTTAAAAAAGAATGGGATAAGTTCATTAAAAAGTTTTCTGATGATTATGTAAAAATGATGGTTAAAGAATTAAAGGGCACATAACCCTCCATACTTTTTTTAAGAAAATTGGTTAAATATAAAATAGATAATTAGTATGGCGTTAAGTATTACACAAACACCTCCAATTTTAAATTTAGCACAATCACCAATACCATTTACATTGAGTGAGAGTAGTGGTGTAATTGCATCATCCTCATTTCAGTATGTGTTAGATTTATATTATTGGGCAGGAGCAGAAGCAGGACAACCAGTATCACCAAATTATACTTTGGTAAAATATCCTAACGAATCAAATGTTGGTATATTTGATGTAAGTAGAATTTTGAATTCTACTCTTACTGATTTAGTAGAAGAAAATTCATCTAACGTAAAATACTTTACAATTGAAGGATATTATCAATATATATCAGGTTCAACTTATGTAACTGGGCCTAAAGAAAGTACTTCAACGTACAAATATATTGATGGATATTCTATTTTTCAAGAACCAATATCACAATCTATTTGGGAAAAAACACCACACTGGCCTCTGATGACAGATGGTCCCGTAACACAATCATGTTTTGATTTTAACACGGGTATGACAGGAGTTTATGTTGGAACAACAGGTTATACACAACCTGATAAAATCGTTTATACATCCACTTTAGGAAACTTTGATTATTCACTTTCCACAACAACTGCAACATCAGGACAAATAGACCAATATCCAATTGGACCATCTCAAAGTGGATTTCCATTTCCTTCTTCGATAGATTGGTTCTCCGTACAAGCTTATGATGGTTTAACTCCAATTGGAAGTAGTATAAGATACGAAGTAACTTGTAATCAAAAGTATCCTAACATCCGAATCAAATGGAAAAATAGATACGGTCAATTTGATTACTTTAATTTTAATATGGTTAACACTCAAACTTTTAACGTAAATCGTTCGGTTTATCAACCACAAATCGGTTCATGGGGAGGTTCGAGTTTATCATACAACGATTATGATTCTAACAACTTAAACTACCTCGTAGATACACAAGAATCAATCAGAGTAAATACTGATTGGGTAAGTGAAGATTATAATGATATCTTCAAACAACTTATGGTGAGTGATGAGATTTATTGGGTATATGATGAAGCAAACGATATAGTTAGACCAATCACAATTAAAACTAATTCTATTCAGTTTAAAACTGGTGTAGTGGATAAAGTTATCCAATATGCATTTGATTTCGATTACGGTCAAACTTACAAGTTAATAATATAATATGGGTGTTAATAGTAGTAAAGGATTTAATTTTCGATTAATGGCATCAGGGAGTAATGGGTTTGAAGAACTCGATACTTTCTCTGATGAACAAATACTCGTATCAGATAACGTAACAGGTTTATTTGATTTGGGTGTTTTACCTTCTGACTTTACTCGTCAAATTAGTATTCCTGGTACTAAAACCAATGATGCATTCTTTCAGCACGTTTATGATATTGCTGTAGAGAATCCATATTTGTTTAGAACCAATGTTAAAGTTCCTGCATACTTCGATTTCGATGGTATATACATTTCACAAGGTTATTTACAATTAAACCAAGTAAATGTATATGCAAACAAATTCGTTCAATCCTACGAGATTTCTATATACGGAGGATTGAGTTCTTTTGGTAGAGATATCAACCGATATTATCTAACTGATTTAACATCATCATTAGAACAATATAACCATACTTCATCTTATGAGAATATATCTGCATCATGGGGAGGAAATCTCTTTAATGGTGATATAGTTTATCCACTCATAGAGTATGGTCAGAAAATACAATATACACCTGAAACGAATCTATCTGGAATAGATTCTCCATCAGGTTCTCTTTGTGTACAAGATTTCAAACCTTCTATTCGTGTAAAGAAAGTATGGGATGCAATATTCAATGAATTTGGATACACTTATTCAGGTTCATTTTGGGAACAACCATTCTTACAAAACGTTTACATGGTTTTAAATAATAATTTAAAATACCCTGTATATGATACAATAGATTTAGAAAATTATGGTTTGTTTAAGATTGCACCAATAAGTGGAAGTGGAACAGATTTAATTTTAAATGCTGGTAGTTCTGCTAAATTAGATTGGTTCAATATACAATCGAATCCATCTAATAATTTATCACCAACTTTAGAATATAGTGTAGATTTTGATACAAGATTAAGAGGATTATTAAATTTAAACTTTGAAGTTTCTTCATCAGCTTCAGGAAATGGTATTCCACAATTCTTTTTAGAATTAAAAGATAGTGGTGGTACAACTGATTCTATAATTCCACTTACAACTATAAACAATTATTTATCAGATGTTCAATTATATAATCAAACACAAACTAAAACTGAAAAGTTTGAATTATTAACTGAATGGAACTCAACTACTCTTACACCAGATACTTATGAATTTTATATAAGATATGAAAATCAACTTGGTAGTAATTTCCAAGTAACCATAAACCCTGATAGTAATGTAAAATCTTATTTACAAGTTACTAAAGTAAATCAAGGTGGTGATAATTTAGTTTTAAATGTAGCTGATAACATGCCATTCGGTACGAGTGGTATTAAGTTAATTGATTTTATAACATCTTTACAAAAGAAATATAATTTAGTAATTTATCCTAATAAAACTAAACCAAGAGAATTTATTGTTGAAACATTTAACAATTGGTATAAACAAGGTGAAGTAAAAGATTTTAACAAGTATATTAATCTAAATGAAAAGATAGAAGTAATTCCTTCTAATAACCTTGCTGTAAATAAATTACAATTTGGTGATAAATTAGATGGTGATTATTTATCACAACAATTCTCCAAGGCTGAAAACAGAGAATATGGTAAAACATATTATGTAGATACAGAGAACTTCTTCTCACAAGGTGAATTTAAAGTAGAAACAGGTTTTGCATCTACTCCTTTACTTTATGTAGCAAATACTGGTACATCAGGTTCATCATCGCAAGGTGCACTTGGATTTAGAGCTCAATCATTAGTACAAACTGAATTTACATCGTTTGCAGTGTGTGAAACTTCTATTAAGGTAGGAACTGAGTTTATTGTAAATGCTTATACAGCAGTTTACTCTCCAGGTCAAACGGGTCAAGATAATGACCCGAATAGTGGATACACAAGTAGAACTCTTCCTGTGGGAACTGAAATTGTGTTTGAATTCAATGGTGGAGGTATTTCTCACGATTGGAGATTTGAAAGAAATAGAGATGGTGTAACTACCGATTTAGATTTTGGTACAAGTGCAACAGCTACTTATACCTATACAATAGAACAAGCTGATGTTGATGCAGGATTCTGTTACTTCTCAGTTTATGGTTCATCAGGTGATTTATAATAAAAGATATGGCAGTACCAAATAAAATATTTATTCCAACTTTTATCTCATCGGTAACTTACCAACCGGTAAGAACCCTACCGCATATCTATTTTTACAATGGATTGAAAGATTGTGAACCTTATTTTATCGAACACTACCAAGATGGTTCAACTTCTGTTGTGGAAAACACACAACAAGAGAAGTTTCCTTATTTTGATTACTATGATGGATTAGAACCTACCACAGGTTCTAATTCCTTACTTTTCTTTAATGAAACTCCACCTTATGGAGTTACTCCTACTGGTTCTCTTTATACGAACTATTGGAGTAAGTATGTTTCTCTTCTATACAATCCAAGAACTCGTTTAATCAATGCTAGTGGGATTATTCCACTTGCAGATTACTTTGTTATGGAACTGAATGATATCGTTCAATGGAGGGGAAATTATTACCATTTAAGAGCTATTAATGATTACAACTTAAAAGATGGAACTTGTAAATTACAATTATTAGGACCAATTCTTGATGATACTTTAACAATTAATCAACTTGATTGTTCATTTGATTTTGATGTATTTGCTCCACCAACCACATCTACTACATTATCTCCAACAACCACAGTATATCCAGGACCGTGTACTCGTTATGCTATTGAAACTACTGGTGCTAATACAGGTTATTGGAATTACACAGATTGTCAGACAGGTGTAGTTACTTTAATTGGTGTACCTGCTGGTCAAACAAGATATGTATGTTCAAGAACAACACCAACATTTAGTAGTGGAGGTATAGGATATACCTATTCACAAGGACCTTGTAATATAATTACAACTACTACTATTTCACCAACAACCAGCACTACTTTATCACCAACAACTAGCACAACTACGTTGACTCCTACAACGAGCACTACAGCATCACCGACCACGAGCACAACAATGGGACCAACTACTACGACAGATGCTCCAACAGAAATAACACAAGGATTTAATTCTCAATATTTGAGAAGTAGTTATTTAAGTGGAAATTGGGAATCTACGGTAGAAACTAATGATGAAATCATTATTTCAGGAACTGGTATAACATTAGATGGTAATTCTGTATATTTTCCAGAAACTGCATACGGTGTAGGACCTAACTTATCTCAAATTAGTTTAGCATTTGGTGCAACAGGAGGAACTCTTGAGGCGTGGATTATGGTATATGAGCAAGGAGATTCTGATAAGAATGCTATAGTTGGTTGGTGTCAGCAAAGACAATATGAACCCCAATATTGGTTCATTGGTTTAGACCAAAATACTTATGATATTTATAGCGAAATTAACGATGGAAGTAGTGAATACCAAACAGGTAGAGTAACTTTGACACCTGAAATCTGGTACCATGTAGTTGCAACTTATGATGCTATAAATGATATACATAAATTATATGTAAATGGATTAGGAGTATCAGAATTAAGTGAAGTAATTACTTGGAGTAGTTTTGATAATTTCGGTCAAATGGCAGTAAATAGATTTCCACTTGGTTACCCAGTTGGAAACCCAAGACCTGGTATAAATAGAATTGGTAGAATAAGACAATATCAAACTGCATTAACTCCTGTACAAGTAGCTACAAACTATGTAGTTGAAAGGTCAATATATAGTAATTTGACTACTTCAACCACTTTGGCACCAACTACATCGACAACGTTGGCACCAACCACGACAAGTACTACAACTCAAGGACCTAACTTCTTTAGTTTACAAGTAACAAATAATACAACAGAATCAATTGATTTTGCAAGAATGACATTTGAAGGAAATGATGATAACTTATTCAGATTGAATAATATTGGACCATCTCAATCTGATTCTACTTCATCAATTCAATTGATGACAAGAATTCCTGGTGGAAATGATTGGACTTATGATTTCAATGTAACTGGTTCTGATTTCAAACAATTCCAAGTAACTTCTTCTTATAGTATAGATGGATTTACCGTTGGACCAAATGTAAGTAACTTTATTGGTACAGGAAGTTATTTTGAAAGAATACCTCCATTTACAAATGTAACTTTTGAAAACAATACATCTTACTCATTGGATATGACAATAAACCCATTAGGTGGTCAATTCCATGATATCTATGTGAATTTTAATGTTCTAAATGAAAATTCAAACAACTTGGATTTTGCAAGAGTAAGAATAACACTAGGTACA